TAAGTCTAGTTACGAAGGAATATGGCAGTTTTGGAAAGGTCAAGCACCTATGATTGATAATTGGGATAAGTATTTTGATTATGACCCATATTTTAATAGAATTCCACCAGGCTTTGAAGGCAAATAATAAGTAAAACTTATATTCTTTATAATAATTTAATAATTGTATCAGGGTTTCTTGACTGGGATCGGCATTTAATTGTAAAGTTTCTTGACAAAATTTTATATTTACTATATAATATTGTTACATAAATTAATAATTCAATGACAGTCACAACCGAATCAGGTGGAAGACAAAACGCTTTCCCAACTGAAACAAGACCTTACATCGATGAAAGTGCTTCCTATGAGGGATATCCTCAGAACGCTGAGAAAGTTAATGGTCGTTGGGCGATGATTGGTTTTGTTGCACTATTAGGTGCTTACATTACTACAGGTCAAATCATACCAGGTATCTTCTAATGGATCATCAGCACCCATATTGGAGATACGCAGAGAAGATTAATGGTCGTCTCGCAATGCTCGGTTTAGTAATCGGCACAGTCAACTACGGTCTATTCGGATGGATAGCACCAGGTTTATTTTAAAATGAAACTAATCTCACAATTCACAATACAAAAAGGAGCAAAACTCATGACACCAGAAGCAGAAAGATTTAACGGATGGGCAGCAATGCTAGGTTTCGTAGCAGCAATCGGCGCATACGCAACAACAGGAAACATCATTCCAGGTATTTTTTAATGACAACACCAAAACCAATTGAACCACAAAAAAGGGTTGCTGAGACACTTAATGGCAGACTTGCCATGATCGGCATCATCGCAGGTATCGGAGCATACCTAACAACAGGTCAACTCATACCAGGTTTTGTTTAATGACCGAACTAGTAGCAGACAATGCTATATCACCCTTCCAAGCAATACTATGGTGCTTCTACCCAGTAGGTGCCATAGTATTCTTTGAGTTGTTTCTTCGTGCCATAAATGGTGACGACGATGATGACGATGAGGGTGGTGGAGTAATGACACCAGTATACCAAGGAGCATAATGTATCACATTCTATTCACATCAGTTGTTGCACTTTACATCGTATCAGGTGTAGGTAACATCGCATTCGCATAATTAAACGCTGAGGAGCACAAGCACAAATGACTCAATTTTTATTAGATAACGCAGGATACATGTCTGTGTTTGAATTTATATTTTTTCTATCTGTAGGTGTAACTGCAGGATCACTAGGACTAATCTAATGGACGATTACATGTCACAATCCTACCATGATGTCATGGAGGTATATAAAAGACCAATGAGTGTAAGATTTATCCCTAGGATATTTTCTTGGTTGTTGGTATTTGGATTACTATTTGGTGTAACCCAAACAGCATACGCTATGGATAAAGAACCTGTCATCTGGGTTCAAGTTCCACAATGGACAGATGATTGGGCAGTATGTGCAGTAGATATACCAGACGCAGCATGTCATTGGTATGTTGCAGAAGCAGACAATACATTTGGAGAAGGTTTTGACTGGGAGACAGCACCATGGTTTGATGCTAACGGATTAAATGACGTAGCACCAATATCTAAAAAAACAGTCGCACAAAAATTACAAGAGGTAGGATGATTCCACTATTACTAACAGCATCAAGTTTTCTTAACTTCTGTTTCTACATCTATGCAATCGGTTTTGTATTTGCATTAGGATTAGAACAAGTTCTTAAGTTCAGACCTTTATCTGTTGATTCTACAATGAACGAAAGAAACATGTTCATTGTTCAAACTAATAGGAAGTATCTATGGAGACAAACATGGGTAGTCAATATAAACTGGTTCGTATGTAACCTAGGTTTATACTTCTTATCAAGAAACATGCAAGCACCTGTAGGAGATACTTTTTGGCAAGGAATGTAGGTCTATTGATACTTAGAATATCAATAGGAACAATGCTGATACATCATGGTTATGAGAAGACAGCAGACATAAACAATTTCGCAGACGCATTTGTAAGACCTATTGGAATACCATTTCCAATACTAGCATCTTACATAGCAGCATACTCTGAGATCTATGGTAGTTGGTTAGTGATAGCAGGATTGTTTACAAGATTCGCATCACTATCAATCGTAGGCACAATAGGTGTAGCAATATACCATGCTATTGTAACTGCAGGATTCAACATCTACTTACTAGAACTCTTGATACTATACATGGGAGGAGCATTGTGCATCCTGCTATTAGGTGGAGGAGACTTCGCTATTGACAGGTTACTGAAGAAGTTTGGTATCAAATTTAAAAAACCACATATACCTTTTACGTAAAGTGATTACTACATCTGGACATATATTTCACATGGTTGTTACCATACTAAGTGGCACAATTGTAACAACAAGCTTGTGCTTAGTGATGATGTATGCTATGATGGACGATAAATAATCCTACCCCTATGACAATTCGTATGAGAGATGACATTCTTGCTAATCAAATCACATACTACAACGGTTTAATAGCAAAGCACAAACAGAATGTTGAGATCTACCTTAATAATCCTGTTGGTATAGGAGAACATCCAGATGTTATGGCAGCAATAGAAGCAGAGATAACGTCTATAGCACAGGCACACGAAAAGATAGAGGTTATAAATCACTATTTCTTGAACAGGTAATATGGCATTAGCAGCAGACTTAAAGGAAGGAACCAAGAAGTCTCACTCTGCAGCAGAGAACACTAAGTTCGTTGCAGGATTCCTTCGTGGTGTCGTAGATGAAGAGTCTTATAGAAAACTTATACAAGACTTTTATTTTATCTACTCAGCATTAGAAGAGGAGATGGAGAGATTAGAAGACGATAATTTTTTAAGTCCTATCAACTTCTCAGAGTTGGATAGGGTAAAGTCATTGAAGAAAGACTTACGTTATTACTACGGTCCTAATTGGAACCAGACTATCAAACCATCTCAAGCATGTGTTCAATATGTTGAGAGGATACATGAGGTAGCAGATAGTAATGAACCATACTTATTAGTAGGACATCATTACACTAGGTATCTCGGTGACTTATCTGGTGGTCAGATACTGAAGACAATAGCAGAGAAGGCATTAGACTTACCACAAGGTGAGGGTCTAAACTTTTATGAGTTTGACATCGCTGACAAGAAGGCATTCAAAACTAAATATAGAGAAGCACTTGACACTCTTACTACAGATGAGAGTATCATCAATGCTATAATAACGGAAGCAAACTATGCGTTCCGTCTTAACATGTATGTTTTTGACGAGATCAAATCAACGGATCCTTATCCTGCGATGACAGCGATCAAAGGGTTCTGGAAATTTCTACTAGGAACTATCAACAAATGAAATACTTTCACATCTATATTAACGAGAGGTGTTTGTTTAAAAATTTAAACCAAGAAGAGTTTGATTTGATATGGGGAAGGATATATCGCTCATATTTTAGAGACGAACTCACATACGTTGAATGTATAGATGACGCATGCATACAGGGTAAAATAGAAGAGCATTCTTATTGAGTAGAATTACTCATTGACAAAATTGTAAAGAAAACGTAATATAAATAACGTTAGGTGTTGTTTTCCACACCTACTACAACGGACTCGAAAGTATCGCCATCCATTGTACAACTGCTCTCAAACCAAGACCTATAGGCAGTATAATACTTCGTCTTTCATATCCAGTAGTGAGGGATTACTGGAAATAAGTTTCGCATCTTCCCTGATGCCCTACTTAACGTCTTACTAATGACAACTCTTTCAACTCAATCCCGCAGATCAGGCGGTCTCCTAGCAGGGTGGCCAGAATTCTGTGAGTGGGTAACATCAACAAACAACAGAATCTATGTTGGTTGGTTTGGTGTTCTAATGATCCCATGCTTGCTAACAGCAGCAGCATGCTTCATCGTTGCTTTCATTGCAGCACCTCCTGTCGACATCGACGGAATCAGAGAACCAGTAGCGGGTTCTTTCTTATATGGTAACAACATCATCTCTGGTGCAGTTGTTCCATCATCAAACGCTATCGGACTACACTTCTACCCAATCTGGGAAGCAGCAACTGTTGATGAATGGTTGTACAATGGTGGTCCTTATCAGTTGGTAATCTTCCACTTCCTAATCGGTATCTCAGCATACATGGGAAGACAGTGGGAACTATCATACAGATTAGGAATGCGTCCTTGGATCTGTGTTGCATACTCTGCACCAGTATCTGCTGCATTCGCTGTATTCTTAGTTTATCCATTTGGTCAGGGTTCATTCTCTGACGGTATGCCTTTAGGAATCAGTGGAACATTCAACTTCATGTTTGTCTTCCAAGCAGAACACAACATTCTTATGCACCCATTCCATATGCTCGGCGTTGCAGGGGTATTTGGTGGTGCTTTGTTTGCTGCTATGCACGGAAGCCTTGTTACTTCCTCAATCATTCGGGAGACCACGGAAACTGAATCACAGAACTACGGGTATAAGTTTGGTCAGGAAGGCGAGACTTATAACATCGTAGCTGCACACGGTTACTTTGGTAGACTAATATTTCAATATGCTTCATTCAACAATAGCCGTGCGCTACACTTCTTTCTTGGTGCTTTCCCGGTTATTGGCATATGGCTTACCTCCATGGGTATATCTACTATGGCTTTTAACCTCAATGGTTTTAACTTTAACCAGTCAGTAGTAGACGCTAATGGTAAAGTCATTCCTACTTGGGCTGATGTTCTTAACAGACAGAGTTTAGGTATGGAAGTGATGCACGAGCGTAACGCTCACAACTTCCCACTTGACTTAGCTTCAACAGAGGCAACACAAGTGGCTCTTTCAGCACCAACTATAGGATAATGTCAAAGAACGTAAGCCTAAAGATAGGCAAACATAAATCGCGTACCGGTGGGCTTACGGCTGCTGGCAGAAAAAAATATAATGCTGCGACTGGTTCTAACCTTAAGGCTCCACAGCCTGAAGGTGGACCTCGCAAGCGTTCCTTCTGTGCTCGGATGAGCGGAGTAAAGGGACCAATGAAAAAACCAAACGGCAAGCCTACACGTAAAGCGCTTGCTCTGCGTAAATGGAAATGTTAACTATGGCACACAAAGGAAAAGGCTCCTGTAAAGGAGGCAAAAAAGGAGGCAAGAAATATGGCAAGTAAGCGAGGCTTATATGCTAACATCCATGCCAAGAGAAAGCGCATAGCTGCTGGCTCTGGAGAGAAGATGAGGAAACCCGGAGCTAAAGGTGCTCCTACTAAAGCGAACTTTGTTCGTTCAGCTAAAACAGCAAAAAAACGATGAAAAAGAAAGCAACCGAAGACCAGTTCAACGAGTTGCATAATCTAGTTACAAAGGAGTTCCTCTCTCGCATTAAAGCTGGAGAGGCAACTACTCAAGACTTAAAAGCAGCTTGTGATTGGCTTAAAGCTAATGATATTAGTGGAGTTGCTTATGACGGCAACCCTCTGTCAAAACTTGCACAGGTTATGCCAACTGTTGATCCAGAATTAGTACAGGCTAAACTCTATGGCAGAAACAGCTAAATACTACAGATCCAACCCAAAAGCTAGAGCAGTTAGACTCAAGCAACAAAAAAAATACAACAAAACAAAAAAGGGTTTAGCCCTACGTGTCAATGCAAATCGACTTAATAGACAACTTGGTACCTACGGAAATGGTGATGGGCTCGACGCTGCTCACTATAAGGGGAGTACTACCAAAGGAAGACTCCAAAAGAAATCCACTAATAGAAAAAGCCGACTCAAAATACGTAAATGACCCCTCTACTACCTAGTCCAAAACATTACTTACACAATTTAATAACCATGACAAGTTCAGATTCTAAACGGCTCTGGAGAAGGGCTATCAAAGAGCACTTTAATTGTCAATGTGTTTATTGCGGAGAATTTCATGAATTACACAACCTTACAATCGACCACGTACGACCTAAATGTAAAGGCGGAAAGGATGTTACAGCGAATGTTGTACCCTCGTGTCGACGATGCAATCAGGAAAAAGGTAGTAGAGAATGGCTCGACTGGATGAGGTCGACATTCGGTAAGACAGACAGAGAACACAAAATCTTATCACATATAAAATAATGCCAGATCATTACGACGAAACAGATTACGAAGAAAAAAGACGAAGTAACAGACCAAAATTTGGAAAAAGAGAAAAGTTTGGTACTGAGTTTATGGATAATCTGGAGCAGTCTGCCGCTGGTAAGTTTTTTGATTTATCAGGAGAAAGGCAGGCTGTACTAGATCAAGCAAGTAGAGAAGGTAAACTAGGTAAAGTATCTCAGTTTACACAAAAGATAGAAGATAAGGTAGGAGAAGTTGCAGCTCCAGTATTAAAACCAGTCGGAGCTGCACTAGGTAAAATAAGTGATGTTACACAGATAGACGAACGTATATCTACACCACTTACTTTTGTTG